GTAAACAAGGAGGGCCATCATTAAATTCATCTGGACCTCCTTGTAAGACAGTTTTCACAAGGGCAAGCGAAAACTCTTCTAATTCTTCTTTTGTTTTTTTATTGTGATTAACTACTTTGATAAATTGCTCTAATGTAAAAGCAGTTCCATCATAATTAATTGCAACTCTTTCATCTCCATTAAAATAAGGAAGATTTATGTATTGACCATTAGACCATTCTTTTTTTTCTTCATCATACCCAAGTTCAGTTTGTTTTGGATACACTTCTGTATTTGGTTTTAATTTTAAAACATATAATAAACTTTCTAAAAAATTTCTTAAGAACACAGCTCTTACTTTTTCTTTTAAAAATAAATATAAATGTAATCCACCACTTTTTGATTTAACTGGAATTAATGGAAGATCATTTTGTTTTATAATATCTAAATATTTTTTATATGGAAAATTAACATAACTATGTTCTTTATCATCAATATCAATAGCACCAAAACTTGCCATCCCATCATCATCACATGGTTGAATACCAATAGATGTTCTACCGTTTAAATGATCTAAATAATGTTTTTCAGTTATTTCTTTAAATGACCATCCATATTGTTTTGGTTTTTTCTTTCCTGTGTTAGGATCAATTTTAAATTCATCTAAATAAGCGATACCAAAATTTCTTTTTAGCCCGCTAAATATTTCTCCAAATTCTTTCTCCATAAATGCCCTTGTTGTTTGGGGCAAGGATTAACTTGCCCCGATTACTTAATTAGAAGTGGGCTTCTGAAGTCTTTTCAGACCCATTGGACTCACCATGTTTGACTTTGATGTCTCCTCTTGAAACACTTTCAGCAAACGACTTAGCTTGTTGGTATAAAGAAGAATCCTCAACTGGACCTACTTTACTAACTTCCCAACCAAACCAAGTACCTTTATCATTTGATTGTTGTACTGTTCTTAATTTGTATACATGACTAAAAGATGCCGGTGTAAATAATCCATTTGCACCTTTCATCTTAATACTAGCCATCATACTATTCCATTTTCTACTAATCTTTAATTGCGTAGATTTCATAGCAAGTAAAGCTGTAGTTGGAGTTTGACCACAAACAATTAAAAAATGACTTGCAGTTTTCTCAATATAATTTCCACTAGGAAGTCTATCTTTGAAAGAGCCGTCTCTTTTTGTTTTTGTTAGTATGTCACTTGAAGACGAATGGATTCCAACTGGAGCCCCAGAACCTTCGCCTCTATCTTGCCATTCAATATATTCCAATTTGTAATGACATGGTAGGACATCAATTCCTTTTTCACCATCAAACAATTCCCCTGTAACAGAGTTATAAATCATTCCAGGTTCCGCACCTTGAACATATTTACCATCTCTCTTATTAACTTCTGGAGATAATTGTCCTAGTATTTTAAGAAAAGGTAATGCTAGGTCTTCATGACCCATATTACCTAGACCTTTATCTGCGTCTGCTTCAAATAGACTAACAGCTAAAGCTCCTGCAGCTACTTTCTCAGTCACTGCATTGGACTTTTTTGTCCCTTGTTCCATCGTGCTTTGTGCTTTGTTCATGTTTATTTCCTTATTATTTTGGTTCTGTTTCCTGCGAACACATTAAATAAGTCAGAGGGCATATCTTTCCCAGCTTCAATACGCTCTCTGACTAATGCTTTGAGAGTCATGGGCTCAACCTTTAATCTCTGGGCCGGTTGATATCCATTCTCTGCCGCAAGGTTTGCATAAGCAATTGCCTTGTTATCTTCGTTGCGGCCAAAAGAAACGGTAACCTCATTTTTAATAAGATCACCTAGACCGTTTGTACGAAGCCAGTTAAATGCCTCTTCTTTCCTTTCTGGGGAAATTGAAGCACCGTAGATGGGTTTCACTTCTACAGCGGTACCATCTGCTAATTTCAATGTTGAGATATTCATTTCAGTCATCATTGTTGGAATGACTTCTCCTGAAAGAACATCAGCTTCTTGTTTTAATTTTTTTAAATCGTCTTCTGCTTTTAATATTTTATCTTCAAGTATTTTTAATTTAACAACTTGATCTGATAAAACTTTAGCGTCATTAATCTGAGTTAATGATTCTGTTTGATCTTGTTCAAAGTTTATATTTTGCATCTTCTTTCTTTCTGTTTATTGTTAACTTTCTTTCTATTATACTTCATATTTAGAAGTATATAATACTTTAATTATTATGTCAATATCTAGGATTCAATATTTCCCTTCTCAAATAAATTAATTTCAATAGGATAATAAGTTTGTTCTTGTCTATCCCATTTTAATAAATTATATCTACCATTAGTAATATCTGCAGCAATAGAACATGCTACTCCAATAATTGCAGGATCACCTGTAAGTAGTAAATAATCTTTTTCTGTATAATCTTTTAATAAAGATCTTAATTTAATAATAAGAGGGCCTGGACTTAATACCATTTGAGAATATTCGGGTAGTAATACCTTCAATTTACCATATTTAGCGGCACCCATAATATTAAATTTAGGTTGACCTGCTCTTGTACCAGGTAATTCTTGTATTACATATACAGTTGTGTCCATACTTTCTTTACTTGACATATAAATTATACATGTGATATAATGTATTTTTATAGAAAGATAAAGTAAAATATATATGAATTATAAATTTAAAACTAAGCCATACGCACATCAAATAACTGCGTTAGAAAAGTCATGGAATAAAGCTTCTTTTGCTTATTTTATGGAGATGGGGACCGGTAAATCAAAGGTTCTTATTGATAATATAGCAATGCTTTATGATAAAGGTAAAATCAATGGAGCTCTTATTGTAGCTCCTAAAGGTGTTTATCAAAACTGGTTTGATTTAGAAATTCCAAATCATATGCCAACTCATGTAGAGAAAAAAATGGTATTATGGAAATCAACTGTTAGTCAATCACAAAAACTATTATTAGATTCTTTATTTGAATCAGAAGTAGATCTTCATATATTAGTTATGAATGTAGAAGCATTCTCAACTAAAAAAGGTTTAGAGTTTGCTCATAAGTTTATGAGTTGTCATGAAACTTTAATGGCAATAGACGAATCAACTACTATTAAAAATCCAGATGCTATTAGAACTAAATCTATTGTTTCATTAGGAAGAGAAGCTAAGTATAGAAGAATATTAACTGGATCACCTGTAACTAAATCTCCATTAGATTTATATAAACAATGTGAATTTTTAGGTGAAGGTTTATTAGATTATACTTCTTACTATGCATTTAAAAGCAGATATGCTGTTTTAAAAACAGCTAACTTTGGTGGTAGATCTGTTCAAATAGTAATTGGCTATAGAAATCTTGGGGAACTTTCTGAAAAATTAGAACCCTTTTCTTTTAGAATTTTAAAAGAAGATTGCCTGGATTTACCTAATTACACATATACAAAAAGAATTATTCAATTAAGTCCAGAACAAAAAAAGATTTATGAATCTATGAAACAATTAGCTTTAGCACAAATGGATGGTAAACTTATGACAACAGCTACTGCTTTAGTTCAGTTGATGAGACTACATCAAATAACTTGTGGTCATTTTAAATCTGATGATGGAATAGTCCAAGAAATTAAAAATGAAAGATTAGATGCACTAATGGAAATATTAGATGAAGTAGAAAACAAAGCTGTTATATGGGCTCATTATAAACATGATATTGAATCTATTGTTAAAGCTATATCTAAAAAATATGGACCTGATTCTTTTGTAACTTATTATGGAGATACTCCAAGTGATGAAAGACAAAACAATATTAAACTTATGCAAGATCAAAATAGTAAAGTTAGATTTTTAATTGGTACACCACAAACGGGTGGATATGGAATCACATTAACTGCTGCTAATGTTATGATTTATTATTCTAATGGATATGATTTAGAAAAAAGAACTCAATCTGAAGCTAGGATAAATAGAGCAGGTCAAACTAGAAAAATGACTTATATAGATATTATAGCAGAGGGCACAGTAGATGAAAAAATCGTAAAGGCCCTCCGCAAAAAAGTAGATATTGCTTCTAAAGTAATGGGTGAAGAATT